AAATCTACTGTATGATTATTATTTAAACCTATAAAGGGAGTTCCTTGAACATTATTAACCTTTATTTTATTTCCTAATTCAAGAGGAACTAATGCTCCTTCTAATTTCTTTATATCTCTTGGTTTATCTACATCTATTACAGTAGTTCCTGGTTTATAAGTATCATATCCTCTAACATATGCTTTTCCAGAAGATACCTTAACTGCCATTAAATCGTCAGTAGGAACATTTCCTTCATCTGTAGTAGATCCTGCAGAAAACACACCTTCATTAGATAATCCATCATTTAATGAATTAGCGACCTGAATACCAAATCCATTTACGGTATAGTCTCCAGATTCATCAAATGTTCTACTAGCAAAGTAATCTCTAATTAAATTATATTGTGGTTTATTTTCAAGTTTACGTATCTCTCCTTCATTTAATCTAAGTATTTCAACGAAAGTTTTATCATTATTATCTGTTAATGCCTTTTTAGATAACATTGTAGTTATCTTTAATCTATCAGCACCTGGTGCTGCATAGTTAGAAAATCCTTTAGCATTATCATATAAAGAATCATCATCTCTAGAAGTGATTAATTCCTCATTTATACTTAATCCTACTCTATAAGATGGTGTATTACTATATGGATCTAAAACTATCTTGTCAGCAGAAACATTTACAAAAGCACCTCTAATAAAATAGACACCATCTCCAACTGCTGCTGCACAACCAACTGCAGAAGCATCTAAAGAAATAAGAGTAACTACACTATCTCCTTCATTAAAGACAGTATTACCATAAGCAAAAGATTCTTGTGTTAATAATGCCTCACCATCATCTAATGCTCCACCATTAGCATTAGATGTACCACTTACATATTTTACAAATAAAGTAGCATGTGTTATATCTGTACCATCAGCAGCAAGTTCTGCCTTATCAACAACCACAGTAGTACCAGAATTCTGCCCTTTTAATCTCTTTCCTACTAGATTTTGAATGTATAATGAAATTGGAACACCTAAATGTTCATCATTTAATTTAATTGAGTAATATTCAGGATCATATGAAATATTACCTGGGATCACCATTGATCCCTCTTTAAACATGTGACTACCAAAAGACTCTACTTGATCTTGTAAGATCGATTGTAGAGTTGATAATTCTCTTGCCTGAACTGGAAACCCTGGTTTAAATAAGACTTTATAAAAATTATTCGCCTTATCAAAATCGTCAAAATATGGGCTTATATTTAAATTAGTTTTCTGTGGCATTTTTTAGAATTCCAAGATAATTTTGATGTCTTCTTTCTGTCTAGAATTTCGTGCTATTAGCGGTCTATTATCTAGGTAGAGGATATCACCCGACCCTTTATTTATCTCAGGTGAAGACAACCCTATTGTGAATGATGTTGCTAAATCAATAACTTTATTTCCTGTTGTTGTTACTTTACTCTCAGTAAATGCAGTATCAACTACTCCAGAAAAACCAAGTGTTGTTGTTATTGGATCCGAAGCAGAAGAATTAAATGCATTTATCTTTGAGTTAGTTGATACACCAACATAATCCTGTTGATCATCTGAAGTTGAGTTAAAATACAATGATCTATCTTGGAAATATTTCAAGACCATAGTTTCTTCATCATATGAAGCAGCATATCCTTGAGCAGTACCACCAGCAACTGTTTGTCTAACTATAGTTCCTGGAGTTGGAAGAGTACCTGTAACAGAAGAGAATTTAATTCCAGATAATGAAGAATACTGAGGTTCAACAAATGTAGCAGCAGATCCAGCTTGAGTTGGATTTTTTACTATACCAATTTGTGCAAATTTTGCATCTACTGGAAAATCCTTAGTAGTATCATCAAAACGACTGTATATAAGAACTTTATCAGTTCCTAACTCACTATAAATGTCATATCCATGACCTCTAGATGGTGGAATAATAGGAATTAATTTTGCTGCATTTGCTGTAGAAACACCAGCATTAATAGTTCCTAAATCAACCATTCCATAAGTATATCCTTGACCACCAGATGAAACAACCGCATTTGTTATTTTACCTAAACTATCAGTATCAATAACAACCTTTCCACCAGTACCATCACCAAGAATATTCACTTCTAAACCAGATTGATTTACTGAATATCCACTACCTTGCTTATCAATATATACCTTCTTAATTTGATTATTATTGTTGGTAGAATCACCATTATCTCTTACTGCTTTTATTTGAGCAGTATCAGTAGTTAACCAATTATTAGGTACAGAAATATAATCAGTAGAATCAAATTTTATAATATCACTAGGAGGAACACTGAATAGATATTTCCAAATATATCCATCACCACTTTCTCCTGCCTTACTTGGTTCTACATCAGTAAATACTGGTTCATCCTTTGAGGCATTTCCTGTAGTATTAATTCCAGAAGATCCATTATCAATACAAAGATAGACATTATAGTCTTTATTCATTACATAATAATTTGCATCATATAATCTCGCTGATTGAGTTAAAGGAGATGTTGAATCAACTCCATAATCATGACGATACATTTCATAAGTGGTTCCCGTTTTCCAGATCCTCTTTTTAATCAATCGTCTTATATTTGCACTATTAACTTTCTTACCAAACATCATAGTATCTGATGTATGATTAATATTATTAATAGTGTCTCTGGGATCTGGAATATTAGAATTATAGCCCGCTAAATCTGCACCACTTCTACCAAAACCAACAGTAGCTGGAGCAGGATTAGGAAGACCCAGGAACACATAATAAGAATTTGCAGGGTTATCTATTGACTCTACAAAATTATTTGCGTTCTGTATTCTAAATTGATCGGTTACAATAGCAGCCATTTATTTCATATTTTTTATGTATTTATACTACCCAAGATCTGGTTTTAATGCACCACTATCATTCCAACCATAATCACGACGTTGAATTGGTGGGAATGTTGATATTCCAGATCCTGTTGTTAATCCAACAGTTAATCCAGTAACACCAATAGAAACTGGGTTTACAGTAGTTCTTGCTATACCTGCAAGTCTACCCCATGAGAATCTACCAAGTATTTTATTTGTTGGTGCAGTTGATGTAATACCAGCATGATTCGTATTTGTATGGATATAGCAGGTAGCTAATCCTGTATTACCATTAGTACTCCATTGCTGTATTTGGTAGATATTATCAGCAAAACTAGTTCCTATTCCAACTGTATCATTATTATTCTTAGACTTAGCGATAGATGTTAATCCTGTTCCAACAGTAGTATCATAGATGTAAAGTGGTTGTCCAACTGCTATTCCACTGTAACTAGAATTACCAGGTTTCTTTAACCAGAACTCAAGTGCTAATTTTCCTGATGTAGGAGCACTAGTTGTAATACCAGTAACAATACCAGTTACACCTTGAATAATATCAATAGATTCAATCTTTTCTCTATTCCATGATGGGAATGATGCAATAACAGATGGTGGGTTTGATTGAGTATATCCAAGTCCAGGATTTACTATCGTTGTATCAGTTATTACTCCATTAGTTAATGTAAGAGTTGCTGTAGCAGTAGATCCTATACCAACTCCAATATGAGATGGAGCACCAATTGATACAGTTGCTGTTCCATATCCAACACCACCATTAGTAATTGATAATGATGATATTGTTCCTCCAGCAGAAACTACAGCAGTAATAGCAGCAGCAACTGGATCGCTAGAATCAGGTATGATCATTGCACTTACTTGATCAGTAATAACAATTGCAGATTCATTTTCTTCATAATTAAAGAAATGTGCATTATCTACAAAGATTTCTGATTGAGTTGTATTAACATCTCCAATAATCCTTGCTGTTGGATAAACATATGGTTCAATAGAATCTCTAGACTTATAAACAATTTCACCATTTATAACTCTATCATACTTCTGTCTATTCCAAGACATTGGTTTAAAGTTATTTTCATCAACACCTAACCCAGAATATATTTCTGTTTCTATAGTGTCTGATGTAGTAATACCAGAAAGTACTCTATGTTCTTGTTCTGTATGAATACCAACCTTCTTAATTCTGAGAAGGTCACCTTGTTTAACAGTTTCTTTTACAGTAAATATCTGACTATCATCACCAGCAGTTCCTCTATAGAAGAATATTGAAACATTATCATTAACTGTAGGTGCTTCCGTAAATGTAAAGGTTGTTCCACCTGCAAAATTATATGCTTCACCAGGATTCTGTATTACACCATCTATGATGATTAATAATAATGAATTCATATCTACTAATGCAGAATCAGGATCAGTACCATCTATTTCAAAACTCACTAATTGTGAATTATACATTAATGGGAATCTTGTTCTGGTTCCATTCTGAAGATCTTTTATAGAATCAATATAATCAAATTGTCCGAAATTCCAACATGTAAACCTATCAGTAAATGTTTCAGTAACAGTAAGTTCAAAATCACTAATAAGTGATGAAGAATTAAGATATTTGCTAGTTACTAAACCAACTGGTTTAAATACATCTCCAACTAAGAATGAATGTCCACTTCTAGCAACATCAAAATCAGAAACAATCCAAGAAGTAGATCCAATACCAGTTGCATTGTCAGTTGGTGAAACTGCTACAGTAATTAATTGACCAGTTCCTGTATCAGTAGTATTTCCAATACCTCTTCTAGAAACACCTGTTATTTCAAGGTTTTGATAAGAAGGTTGTGGAATATTAATATGTGGATTAATGTATCCAGTACCACCAGCACCAATAGCAAATTGTAAAGCACCACCAGTTCCATTTGGTGATTGTCCAACATTAACAGAGATTTTATTAGTTGCTGGAACTGTAATTGCTAATGTTGAACCAGAAGCAGGATCAGTTGTTCTAGGATATGTGTGAATACTCTTACGATTATCCTGATTACATGAGAACTTAAATGAATTATTATCAAGAGTTACTGTATTAGAGTTAGTTAATCCATGATTAGATCCAAATGTTATAGTAAGAACACCAGTTGCTGGTTCATATGTTGCATCAGTAGGTGTTAATTGACTTCCACCAGTAACATTAACAGCATTAGCATCAGCACCTTCAAAGAAATGTGTGTTATATGGAATACTTGCGGTTACAACTGCACCATATCCACCACCACCAGCACTTCCTACACCAACAGTAATGGTATCAGTACTTACAGAAGATATTGCTAATGTTGCTGCGTTAGCAGGGTCAGTTGTACGTGGATAAGAATGATTAGTCTTAAAGTTATCTCTAGAACAACTCATTACCAAGAATCCAGTAGCAAAACCAACTGTATTAGATACCGTTAATCCATGATTAGGAATAGTTAATGTTAGATTTCCAGTATGTGATTCATACTGTGCATCAATAGCAGTGAATGGTCCACCTGCATTGGCAGTAATAGATCCAACACCAGCACTTACAAACTTATGTTCATATGCATCATCAGTTACACCAATAGCAACATTACCATAATATCCAGAACCCCAATTTAAATCACTGTAGTATGGATATGCAGTTCCTGAACCAACGTAATTATGTCTAACTGTACTTGTACCAACATTCGCAACAAAGGTCTTATCTGTTAATGTCTCTACAATAGAGAATGGTCTATCATTTACAGCATTAGGGAATATTGTTGTTGTTACACCGACGTACTGACTTCCATAGTTAACAACACCACCACTTACATATTTGTGAAGTGAATCAGTACCAACACCTACCTTAATAGTAATATTTGTACTTGTTATATCAGTAATAGGAGTTCCAATACCAGCAATAGGGTCAACTCCATGACGAGGATAACTATGCTCACTACCGTAATTATCTTGACTACACTGGAATACTAAAGATGAAGTACCAATTCCAACTTTTTCTCCAACCTGAAGTTCATGATCTCCGATTGTTAATGTTAAATCACCAGTAGCAGCATTATAAGTTGCATCACTAACATTGTATGTACCACTACAAGTAAATTCTAAACCAACTAAAGTTACCACTTCATTTGAAGGTCTGAAGTTATGTGGTACATCTGTAGTTATTTCTAGATATCCTGTACGGTTATTATATGACGCTGTAGTGATACCCATTGCATTTCCTATTGTCGGAATACCAACTATCTCTGCAATGGACTTTCCTGCTCCAATTACAGGGTGTACAACTGCACCATGTAAAGGTGCTACACCTAATCCACCAGTAGATCCAAGAGAAACAATCATTCCTCCTCTTGGTAGTTGATTAGAATTTACATCAACGTCACTCTTAATTACACTACCATCAGTAGAAGTAATACCAGTAAATACAATATCAGTTTGTGTGGTTCCTATTCCAACAAAATTATAGTTATTTCCAACATTATTCTCCGTAGTTGGAACCTGGAAGATACCATTGATTAAATTCATAGCATCACCAGTTGTTAATGCTGTTGATCCAATACCAACACCTTCTTTTGTTATTTCAAAGGTTTGACCAATTCCAGTAAATTCATTAGATATATCATCAAATATTTCATTAGTTGTGTAATTATTCCTTAAGAATACTCTTCCATTAAATGTTGCTCTAGCATATTCAAGATTAAATTCATTTAATTGAGTTAAATTAGTTCCTAATGGTGCTTCAGTAAAGTGAATCTTACTTCCAACCATATTATAAGAACCCTTGTAAATTCTAAGAGCAGCACCATTTGCGTGTGCAGTTGCTGCACTACCAACAAATCCTCTTGTAACTTCTAGTAATTTTGCAGTTCCACCACCATCTATTGGTCCTAAAGCAGTTGTTCCTATTCCAACAGAAACAACTTTCATATATTCATCATCAATTTTTACAATATCTGTAGGTATTATTGTTCCTATACCAGCAACTTCAAAAATTGTTCTAGATGTAGAAATATGAGCACCATTATTTGTTATAGTGGTATTAATAGGACTCCACATTAATGGAGACTGAATTACTCCATCGATAGAGAGTAAACTTTTCTCCATCTTCTTATCCATCTCAAACTTATGAGAATTTCCAGAACCAGTACTTAAGAAGGTTACTGCTGTTCCAGCATTTGCATTTGCTGCTGTTGTAGCAATTTTAAAACTTTCTCTATCAACTCTTATAGCATATACTTCAGTAGGTAAATCTGTTCCAGAAACATGTTGCATTGCAGTACTACCAATACCAGTAAAGGTAGATCCTGGAGTATAGATTAATTTCTCACCAGTCATGAAGAAATGATCACTAATGCTAAATTCTCCTGTTGCTGGATTTAATATGGCAGTATCTGAAGGATCAAATGTCTTTTCAAAAATAGGAACACCATCATGTCTAAGATCAAATTCAGTTTTAGTTGATCTAGTTCCATTAATAGCATTATATGATAATAATGATACAGAATCACTAGCATTACCATAGATTAAATCTGGTGATGTATTAAAACGATCACTTTCAGTATAAATTAATTCATCAAATTGTTGAACTTCAATATTAGATCCATTAAAAGCAGCATCTGGTTTGAATTTTAAGAATGTCTTTCCACCAGATCTAGAAGTTATAAATGTACCAATTCCAGTAGTAGTTCCAATCGAAACAAATGGATAGTGACTCAAATAAGTGTCTACACCATCAAACATCATTAATGTCTGATGTAATGCACTAGTTGTTCCACATGAAACTCTTATAATACTCTTAACACTGGTAAATATTGAAGTATCAATACCAACACTATTACCATAAGAATTATTTGCATTGGAATTAGTAATGTTGAAATACTTAGATTCATATCTTGCACTTCTTTCTGTTCCTGCAGTCTGACCAGCATTATTGAAATAATGTGTTCCAACACCAACTGCTGTAGTACCAAATCCAACAATTCTAGATCTAACATTAACTTCATTTGAAGAGTCATTAGAATGACTGAATGATAAAATATTAGAACTAATGTCTGAAGTAAATGTACCAATAAAATTACCAGATATGGAACTTGTTATTCCACTATCAGCATAATATTGAGAAATATATGAATTTGTTCCATCATGAGTTACAAATAACTCAACAAAATTCTTTTCTTTAGTAACATTATCTTGAATTTCTACCGCAGCAAAATAAGATTCAATTTTATCAAGAGTATTGGCAGTAATTTGTACAGTTGTACCTACACCAACAACTCTATTTGAAGATGTTAATTGAGCAAATCCAATAGTTCTTGTAGATATACCTGCTAAACTACTTGTAACAGCACTCTTTAAGATCTTAACATCAAGATCATCAGCAAATATATTATCAGGTGTTATTCTTAATAAATTATCTACACCCTTTATTGTTGCATGTTCCTGAGATCCATTAAATACACTACCCTTTTCAAAGGTAAATGTATTATCACCTTCTCTATAAAGAACTAATTCAGTAACTTGAGTATCATTATTATTTGGATTTTTAACCTGAACTAGGAATTTTGAATAATCCTCATAAACAACTTGTTGACTATATCCACTTAAATTAGACTCTGAATTAGAAAATTCATCACTAAAGTCATCAATAGTTAAAACTCTATTACTTTTATTCTTTATGTAATCTGCTAATTTTAAATTACCAAATTTTATATACTTAGATTTATTGTTAACAGTATCAGTATCAAGAACAAAATCAAGAATATTAACTGTATCTACTCTTTCTTCGTTTATTAAATCACGAACTATTTCAGCAGAAGTAGTAGCGGTAGAAATACCAGCTTGAGTTGTAGATGTTATTCCAGTATCTGCAAAATTCTTTAATCCACTAGTATGAACTAAACGATTTACTGGATTTATAAATTCATCATATGTAACAGGACTTTGAATACTATATGATAAATTCTGATAATAATCATTATCTGGTAGTACTTGGAAATCTTCATTTAAAATACCAATACTATCAGACCATCCTTTATTATTTTTTAGAGAATAATTAATATCAAATCTTCCATTATTATAAACGATAGTATTAATGGTAGCTACTGTTCCACTAATAGTACCTCTTAAAGTATCATTTACAAATAACTTATACTTACCATATATTTTTAAATTGTCACCATCACTTTCTGCTACAGTTAATTCCTCATCAATATAAGCACCATTAACTAATACAACAACCTTTTCACCAACTTTAAATTGTGCTTGTGATTGTGTTGTTTTAAATCTTGGATAATCAGTATATTTAATAACAGAAGCATATCCTTGCTGTGAAGTTTTAGCAATTCCAGTAGCTGTAGTGAAATTAGTGTAATCAATTTGTATTTCAGTATTACCTTGAGCATTTGCTTGAGTATATCCTGCAACTGTAAGGAATCTATATCCAAGATCTGAAGAGTTAAATCCATCTCCTAGTGTACTGTGTTTTTGTATACCTTCAACATAAATTAAATCACCGATAGCAAGAGGTGCTGGATTAGTAGAAAAACCAAGAATTGGTGTTCTTAAAATACAAGTTAATATACCAGTTATAGTATCAGTACTTGGTCCAACTACAGTATCAATAGTAAATCCGTTTGTATTGTTAGTTGCAAAAATTAAATGCTCTGATGGTTTTAATCCTACTGAATTTGTAATTATATCAACAGATTCAATAGATGATCCCTGCATTATTGGTTCAATAGCACCAGTAGTTATTTCTTCTTTTGTTTCAGGATCAACAATAATTAAATCTGGAGCACTTATATAATTCTTTCCACCGTAAAGAACTTCTATATTATCAATTTTATCAGAATCTCTTACAGTTATTGTTGGTGAAATTGAAGCTTCTGGTCTTAAAGTTTTATCTGATGGATATTCAAATCCAGGATCAAGAATTGAAACATCGTCAATAACATTAATAATTCTAGATTTTGGTACAATTTGAGCATCCTGACCTGTTGTAGATCCCATACCTGTAAACTTAGGTAGTGATTGATATCCAAATCCACCAAAATTAATTTTTAAAGTATCAATACCACCATCTGTTAATTTTGAATCAGTAGTATACTTTATAGTACCTACACCTATATTTGCTGCAGTATATGATAGAAGTTCTGGTACTTTAGGTACAGATACATTAAATGTAGTTGTACCAACTCCAAATACATCATAGTCACCTGTATATGTGCTATCAATATAGACAATTTCTGATCTATTTTCAACATCTATATCAGCAGTACTAATATATCCAGCCTTCTCAACTGAATAATATATCATTGATGGATTATCTTTATGATAATTGTATGTTGTTTCTGTTGTTCCCTGACCAGTTAATATGAAATTACTAGTACTTCCAGTAGATATAAATTCATTTTTAAAATCTTTATCATAGAATAATTTTAATTCATATCCATTAAGAGAACTATGATTTAAATCAAATACTAAATTATTATTATTAACAACTTCTATTCGTGGATTAATTAATGCTAACTCTTGATCAGTACTACCAAAATCGGTTATATTTACAACATTTGGTGGATAATTAACTACATCATATAATGTTTCACCAAGATGAATACTATCATCATCTATTCTATAAACAAAATAAGAAGTATTAGTTGTCAATCCTGTAGCAGGAACAGAAGCAGTATAGAAAACCTTTTCACCAGTTTTAAATCTATGATCACCTACAAAAGTTATAGTATTTGTAGTTGTATTAATACCTGTAGTAGTAAATCCAACTGGATTAATTAATAATTTATTCCGTTCTGCATTATATCTTACGTAGTTAATTTCAGATCGACTAGGTTTGATAGTTAATCTAACAGAATCTTTATCTGCTAGATTATGTGCAGTAGAAACAGCAACTTGAGCTGTTATTTTCTGTGCTTTAGCAGTTACCTGTGTATATTGAGATTCTAATGCATAATTATTATCGTCACTTGCATTATATACAAAGAATAGACTTCCTGTTGTTCCTAATCCAACTTGAGTAGTAAGTCCAATATGATCTTTTGACTTATTAACAACATAAAGTGTTTGACTATTTCCTAGATATGGAATATTAAAGAATGGTCCTCCATCATTATCTGTTACAGTTAATGCTAACCCAGGACCAGGCTTACTGAATGTTACTGCTTGATTTGTTTCAAATGGATGGTTTGGAAGGTATATACTTTGAGAAGGAACATTTACATTTTTAGTAAATCCTTCTATTGTCATACTTACTTCAGTACCAACTCCAACTTGAGTTCCAACACCAACTGATTGTGCAGGATTAAACCATACTTTTTTATTTACTTTTGACTCAAAATAATCACTCTTAACTGGAAGTGTAAAGTACTGTGGAATTAAATCTACTCGACTTGACGCTGTATGTGCTGCTCCAACAACACCTCTCTTAACTCTTAATACATTTCTATCAGGGAATGTTTGTAATACTAATAGTTTTTCTGTTCCAATACCAATACTACTACCAATAGAAACTACTTTTGGTATCAATGAAACATGTATATCAGTAACAATACCAGAATTTGAATTAGCAGGAATATCCTTATAAAGAACAGTTACTCCAGTTTGTACTCCTATCTGATGAGTATCTGTAAGATTATTAACATAAGTAGATACACCAGAAACTGCTATATGATCATTAGTCTTAAATGTATGTGATGTTGAAATATATCCTGATATCTGATTTTCATTATCCCAGACAAAAACAACATCTTGTTCAGTTTTTATTGTAGTATTAACATCAACAATTGCTTTACCTATAACCCTGTTAACGGAAACATCTATTCCACCACCTCTAGTATCAGTATTATCAAAAATAGCAACCTGTCCAACTGTATATCCAATACCTGGATTAACAATATCAAATGAGTCTACAGAACCCCTAGTAACTGATTCTATAATTGCAGCTTGATCAACTAATTCATTAGATTCTACAAGGAAATCATTATCTGCTCCCCTATCTGCTACTTTATGTGGGAATGTATTTCTAATTAAATTTGAATTATTAAAATCAAAATTATTTTGATTAATTGAGAAATTCTCATCAATTGGATTAGATCTATAAGTATGTCCAATAAAATATGGGAATTTTGTTTCTAATTGATTATTATTTGGATTAACTGCAAGACCTGCAAAATATGCGTATGTACCATTAGGAAATTCTGGAGTTTTACCAAATCTTCCATTATTTTCATCTAAATCTCCAGATCCATCCCAGAAGTAATCTTTTACAAAGAATCCAGTATCAAATCCTACTGGTCTATCAGCAATCATTGAAGCACTAGCAGCATATCCAACAGTAACTAAACTTGATGCTGAGTTTACATCAGTAGGATCATCATATCCATAAGGACCATAAATTGGATTTCCATCATATGCCCATCCAATAATAGGAGAATGTTGTGCTCCAGTATCACCAAAAGCAACTTGAATATTAGTTGAATATCCAACAACACTATATTTTAATTGATCAGAATCAAGTTCTGATGGAGATAATATTTCATTTCCAAATCTCTCATAATTATTAATCTGTAAACCTCTAACATCTGGTTCTAAAATACATCCATATCCAGGTGCAGTAACTTCAATACTTGTTGTTGACTGTGCATATCCAACACCAGGTTTAAGTATTATAACTTTAGTAATTACACCATTTTCAACAACTGCTCTTAATTTAGCACCTATTGCAGTTCCAACACCAACAACTTCTAAATCTGGTGCTGCATAATAATCTTTACCTCTATTTTGTATTTCAACAGCAGTTATTTGTCCATTACCAATAATTGGTCTTAATTTACCCTTTTCACCAACTTTTATGGATACTAATGGTTTTTTCTCAAAGTTAAGAATAGTTGATCCATATCCAGTTCCACCTTCATAAACATAAGTCTGAACAATTTCTCCACGAACTCTAGGTGTAAGAGTAACTAATCCTACAGGATTAGTAATAATACCACTTGCACTAGTTGATACACCAACATATTCAACATCAATATTAACTTCAACTGGTGGATATGCAAAACAATGTAATCCTGTACCAACACCATTTAAATAAACATATTTTTTACGTGTATAGTCAGAAGTTGATGTTCCAGCAATTCCAGCATTAGTTAATCTAAAGGTATCATCATCTAATTTAATAACTTGATAATATTGTGATGTTTTAGTAACTCCTGTAGTAGTTGTTAATCCAGTTATTACTGTACCTGATGTAGAATATAAAATTTTGTCACCATTTTTAAATCCATGATTTTCAAATGTAATTGTTGAATTAATTGTAGAGATACCTACTGGTTTTACATATAATTTTCTATTCTGATAACCACTACCTGGATTAATGACTTTAACAGATGCTAAAGTCATTTCTGGTTCATAAAGTCTGAATTTATGAAGACCACTACAATTAAATGTGGTTAATCCTACTGTATTAATTCCTGATTTATAATCTTCTAATGTTTCATATAATCTAACTGAACTAGGTCCAACTACTGATGGATAGTATACACTTCCTTCAACTAAAACACTTGAGATACCAGCAGTTCCACCTGTATATGCATTACTTCCTTGATATGTACTTGCACCAATAGGATTATTACCATTAGCATCATATACAAGAGGTTGTCCATTATATAAATTATGCTGATTTTTAAATATTATTTGATCATTTTGTACATCAACTCCACCATCACCTGGAAGGAATGTAGCACGACCAAAGAAATCTAAGTTACGATATCTTTTATTAAGAAAAGGTTTTAATACAGCACCATCACCATTTCCTCCAGTAACAGTAACTGTTTTAACAGATTTAATATCAAAATGTTGTGGATCAATATCTATAGAACTAACACTACCACTAACAACTGGTTGAATTAATGCAGTTGTTCCTGCACCAGCAGTTAATGTAGTAGAAGGTCCAGTAAGAGTAATTGATGGTATACCAAGAACATCATAATTATATCCACCATTTAATACATTTAATTTTGAAATTGGTCCGCAGAATATTTTATCATCCGATTTATAATTTAAAATCTCTACACCATTAACCATCATCCCAGTTGACCCAGGAATAGTTTCACTTCCTTGACCAGTTTTAATATTTGCTTCTATTGGGAATTTTTTAAGAACTTTCTCAGAACCAATTAATCTGTTTGCATGAGAATTTAATGTAAATGCATGGATAGCAGTTGATCCAAGTCCAACAGGTTCTGAAAATCTAATAGGTTCGTCAGTTACAACAAATGCTAAAGATCGGTATAATTTTATTTGTTTTGGATCATCTAATACTCTTACATTATACCTAGCACCAGTAACTAAACCAACTATACCATTTTCTTCTGGTAAATAAACAACCTCATCTCCAGTAATAAAAGGAACTTTAGATGGGAATGAAATAATAGAATAATTATCTAAATCACTATCATATCCTTGCAATACAGTTCCTGGATTACCAGCAAGATCATTACTTTCTGTTCCAATAGCTTCTGGAATACTGGAACTAGAAATTTTCTCCATAATGTCATATGAAGGTAATGAATTTGATGCTACATAAAAATCTTTATCAAAATCATTATAAACATTCTGTGTATCAGAAGTTAAAACATCATTTCCATATTTAAGTGCTGTTCCAGAACTAGTCGCTTTATTTAAAATTCTTCTTAAATCATGCTCATAATTTTCTATAAAACCTTCAGTACGTATACCAACAAACGTTAAATTATCTAATTTTACTTCCTTGGGGTTATTAAGAGCAATTTCTTTAACAACAGCAGTAGCACTAGCAGTATAATCTGCTCTATAGATAATTTCTACATTATCACCCTGTTTTAAACTTGATTTATCAGTATCTGACTTAAGAACGTAAGATGAACCAGAAACAGAGTCAATTTCATAAGTAGATGATGTATTATAGATCCATGAATTAGCAAATACTTCTTTTTTAGATGGATTATTCGCTAATGATGGATTAGGAATACTTTCACCCAAATTCCTTACACTTATTTTTTCACCAACAGAAGAAGCATTAATATTTGAAATAGGTACAAAACTATCAATTACACCAGTAATTCTTAGTTCAACTTTCTTAGTTAAATCCCCATGTTCATATCCAAAAACAATTTCATCTGATCTTAATTTATCAGTAGATTTAATTGCTGATGTAATACCAGTACAACCTAAGAATTGATTAACAGTTTTGCCTGTATATGTTACGGCAGTATTAACTCCACATATAACTGTTCCAGTTGCACCAAAACCAATAGTAGAATCTACAGTTATAACAGAAGAACCAACAGATACACCTCCTATAACTTTAGTTTTACCAGGAACTGTGAAATTACCTTCAATTGCTTCGTTACCATACCCAACAAATAGATTTATTTTATAGTATGTACTAATTCCAGTTCTACCAAAAGACCTACTAAAGACCTCAACTTCAGATACAGATCCTTGAGTTGCTGTATCTACTGAACTTTTAATTGTTTGACCAACTAAGTTATTAGGATTTCCAGAAATTCTTTCTGCAACAATAAGTTCTCTTCTAATAAATTCTGCTGATGATGGTTTAACTAGATATTCTTCTAGATCAATAATTTTAGGATCTACACCATATAATGCAGAAAATAATATTTTAAATGATTCTTCAGTACCTTTTGACCTATAAAGAGAAGTAGATTGCTTTATATAATTACTAACATCTAAATTTGGAACAAAATCAGTATCTTCTAACCCAGGAGTAAAGGTAAATTTAATTTTATTATAAAATTCTTTTAAAAAATGAGCACTTAAATTAATAACAGTTGAATCAACTGCATGTGTTGTAGGAGTTGTAGTTGTAAAAACTAATTCATTTGGATTATTATCCTGTCTATATGAAGTAATTCCACTAAATCCACGAGTAACACCAGTAAATGTATTAGTTGTTAATCCAGTATATGTAAATATTTCATTATTAATCTTGAATAATCCATCTTTATTTGGAAATCCTTTTGTACTAGTAACATTAATATCACCAACAGCAGCAGTAGTTCCAATGCCAACAGAAAGAGTTGTTATACCAACAATAACTTCTGGTGTTAAATTATCTAATTTTATATACTGATCTAAATTATCTACAAGGTCAGTAGGACCACCTCTATGTTCCTGAGAAATATAATATTGCTTTAAAAATTCACCAGCTTTCGGATTTTCTGAAATAAGAAATTCTGGTAGCTGATTTTCAATTATCTGCTGTACTTGTACTCTAGCATCAATTCCAGTGCCTATCATGTTCTTATTAAATCTCCGTTTGAATAACTAGAAGTTGCTTTAAATCCAACACCTGATATTTTTTCACCTGATGTAATGGTATCTTTAACCATATTTATTGTAGTATCTGAGATGCTAAAATCGAGGTATAAATCCTTAAGACCCACAACATCATTAGAATCTGGGAATGCCTGAATTTCAACAATATTATTTTTTGCTACTGTTGAGGTAATATTAGTCGTAGTTAGCATAACTTCACCTTTATAATAATCAACTGTTCCAGCAGATTTAACAACAACAGTTGCTTCATCTACATTTACATTCAATTTAACGATTGATAAAACACCTTTTCCAGATCCATCCAGATTACCATTAGCATCTTTATTTGGTATATCAGTTATATAAACTGTATCCAGTTCACCTTCTATTTTAAATCCTGTACTCTTAATATTACGTCCTTGAGCGTTAATATTAAATTTATTACCAAAACATAACTCATATTGTGCATAAGAATTCAATATTGCTTTTAAATTTCTTCTAATTTTAACTCTTGTAATATTAGAAGTAATAGCATTATCAATTTTATCAATAATATTCAGTGCCTTACTATACTTAAATCTACCACCGAATTTATTAATTTCAGTTGAATCTGAATAAGTGGTTAATCCTTCAGTAATTCTTGTTTTTAATCTATCAACACTAGAGACTTTTGCAGTATCATAATAAACATAAGAATCAAGTTCAACATATAACAATTTAAGGTCTACTATCTTTTGGTTAATTCCTGCAAGAGAATAGTTCTTTAAATCTGCCAATATTAACTGTTTATCAAAGTCAGACACATATTCACCATTTTTTGGTTTAATTGTTATTAAAACAGTTCCAAATTGTGGAGGATCTAACTCTTCACCACCTACAACAGACACACTTTCCGTATTTGGATATACTTTTTGTATTATTGCTTCGTAATCCCTGCCTGTAACCGCCCTGTGCTGTGCTGAATACAGTCTAGGAGCAAAATACTTAACTGAGTCAATAGACTCAATCTCACCGCCATTAGCAGCAGATGCGGTTGTGTTGATAATTGGTAATGATTGTGGTGGAATAATATTATCAAGAGTATCACGAATTGTTCCAGCATAGTTAAATTTAGATGGACCATTACCTGCTTTACCATCACTAATAATATAACCTACTGTTATTTCTGTACCATTTTCTAATTTTTTACCAAATACCCCATCACCAAACAATAATTCATACTTTTGGTCTTGTACTTCTTGAATTAAATATGTTTCTGAGTCTTTATTAACACCAACAATATTATCAACTAAAGAATATTGTTTGCCCATACCTGTATCAGATGGACCTTTTACATATACAACTATAGTTGAAGTATCAATAAATGCATTTTCTAATAAGAATCTTTGGTCTAATGATCCATCAACCTGGAATGATTGGGTAATATATGTACCTTGATATACTGTAATTGGATCAGATAATGTTCCAAAGTTCGCTATACCATTATTAACTGTTGTTGTAATATCTTCAGAAATAGCAAATGTAAATGCTTCATCAGCAGAACTCGCTACGCACACTAGACCCGCCTTTAAGGTCAATGAAGTCGTAGAATAGGTATTTGTGTCGATATAGACTGGAAAGTACACCTGTGCCCTTGCAGCAGTCCTAGAGCGTGGTACATAACCTATATTTCTTGCCAATGATACAACATTTTCACGCAATACTGCAGAATCTAAGAAAGATTCATTTACAATCATGTTTGCATTAAATGCAGTAATGTAAGTATTATATGCTAAAGTATCAATTAAGACTGAAAAATTAGATCCTTCATAATCAAAATCCGTAAAATCAGAGTTAGCACGGAGATAATCTTTGATCGAAGTCTTAATTTGATCAAAATCTAGGTTTGAAAACTTGGTAAAAGGCATTATTATCGTGTTGCTTCAAGCATAAATGTGAATTCTTGTGTGGGAAACTCTTGTCCTATGATATCAAAATATATATTCACTTCAAATTCATTATTATCAGGTATTGCTGTTGCTTCTACCTGAAGATTATATACTCTTGGTTCAAAATTCTCTATTGCAGTTGTTATTTCTTTCTGAATTACGGATGCTGTACCAAAATCAACGAAGTCAAAAAGACTAGAACGAACATCTGAACCTAAAATTGGATTAAAAAAACGCTCACCAGGAATAGTTTGCACTATATTCCTGATAGAACGCTTAATTGCATTAGCATTTTTTATTACAGTAATGTCTTTTGTTACTGGATGTGGCTCAAAAGATAGGCTAATATCCTTAAAAGCCTTAGATATTCTCTTAACTGCCATAAGAACATGGGTTTTCTTACGGTTATTTATATGAAATATTAATAATTACTTCAAACCCACCTATTTACCGTAATTTCTATCGAATTATCGTCCATTTCCCACTCTTCAGCGACCTGAAAACCCATTTTTTTAGTCGAATTATGAATTGTCATACGTGCATACTGCTGTGTAACCTTATCAATGAACCTTTCTGGGGGTATTGGTTGGTTCCATGTCTCAATATCGGTAACTAATTCATAAGATTCTGTATTTTTGTTCCATCTGAACCCAATATCATCACTAATAGCAACATCAACACTCCATTTTTTGTGTTCATGGTCTAAAGGATTCTCTAATTTAACGTCTTGAACGACATTATACTGTAAAAGTTCTAATGCTTCTACAAGTTCTGGTTTATTTTTAATTTTTGTTTTAATTGTACTAAAATGAGACATTGTTAGTGTTAATTGTAATATCTTGGTTTAAATTGGGTTCTTTATAATAATCAATAGTATAAGTTCTTTTATCCAAGTCACCTAGACTAATTTCCATGTCTTCTGTTAGTTTTATACATGCATCTCCTGCGACGTTAATAACTTCTTGAGTTACATTACCATCTTGTTTAATGGTATATTTAATCGTTTCTTGTGGCATGATTTAATATTTACTCGTTGTGGTATTTAGCCCTGTCCTCTATATCTTTTACGAGCCGAGTTACGGGA